CTACGATTCCGTTTGCTCTACTCTGGTGGGTTCGCCCCGCACCGCGCGCTCCTTCGTCGCATCTCGGTACGGGTCGAACGACCCGCGAGTTACACGCTCACGGCACTGGGCATCTGCCATTTCAACCTTGGTCATCTGCTGGGTGTAGCACATGCAACGGTGGTCATCTGCAATACAGGCGGCAACAACGGGCATTGTGACCACGCTTCGAAGGTGGTCATAAGCTGGAGCTGTGTTAGGTTCACCCTGGACGCGCGGGATAAATTGCTCTCGAATATCAACCTCCTTTTCGGGTGTGGAAATGGGCGCTGATGGTGAAGGCTGGGCGGTTTGAATTGATGGTTGAGCTGGTTGTGCCTGAGGGTGAATAGCCTTAACGGACTTGTCACCAAAATGGTCTTGAAAGATGCTGAAGCCCAAATAGGCTAATCCGAGGATACAGAAAATGAGCACAATTAGCGGCTTGGGTATGCGAAATTTAACCTTTTGATGAATAGATGCGCTCTTATATACACCAAAGGAGCGTTTGGGGTGCGGCCAACGAACCTTAGTAAGGGCATTCTTGTAAGCGGTATCCGGGGAGTTCATGCACTCTGGATACTCATAGATATAGACGCCAAGTGGTGTCCGACGAACGTGTATATGGCGACCAACAAGGCGACGAACGTTGCTGTGTAGCAAGCTGGGGTGCTGAGTCATGATAGTGAAATCGAGACCCCTATGCCGATGGGTCTCAAGTTGGGCAATAGAATCTGGAATGGCCCTGCCAGCAGCCTCTGGACGCCAAATGCGCTGAACCTCATCAATGACGATGTGAGCGCCCTCAGGGGCCCACTTAGGCCAATCTAAGGGGTCTGGTGCGGGCTCATGGCGAATGAGCAAGTCAGGTATCCCATCAATGAACAAGGGGCGCTCAGTTTTGCTTTCAGGAACGAGTATTTGGTCAACGGCGTAAAGGGTCTTTCCAGCACCGGGAACGCCTGTAATGAGGGTTATCATTTGAGTGTGAACCTCTTGAATACCATCAGGGTTAAGCGAGCGCTAATGCCACCCGCAATGATGCCAAGGGCTGTGTTAAAGCCACCTATAGCCATGAACTGGAGCACGTTGGCAGGCAAGCCAAGCCAATGGGTTTGTGCAAGTGAAATAAATTGGTTAACGGCGGCCTCAACACCGACAAATGAAACAATACCGATACCGAGCTGAGTGAGAACCCGGATGACTATCGGTGATGCAATTGAAAGCAACCAGGCTGCAAGTGGCATTTAGTCCCCCTTCCCTACTGGGATTCCTAGCGCAATATAAAGTGCCGCCAAAAACGCAAGCGCGAGTACAGCAGGGCGTATGCCTGCAAGAAAATCACAAGTTGGCTGATAGGTAATTTCAACGACACCGCCAGTACTAAGGCTAATAACTTTTGGTGCTGGGCAATTGGCGTTATCAGAGCCCCAAGGTGACTGTGGTGTAATTTGGAATGGTATCTCAACGGGGGTAATTGGCTCGTCCTCAAGCGTCCCTAATTCAGCGCAAGCAATGGAGTTAGGGTTATCATCACAAAACTTGGTTTGCTCTTTAGGTGCAGTTGAGCCACTTGCTGGTGTGTCATCAGGTTTAACATTGGGGTCTGTCATGCCATCAAGTTTAATTGGGCCAATATCGACACGAACTCGATTAGGTTGGCTGGATGTGGGTGCGGGAGAAACATCCATTCTATCTCGGAACCAGTTGCCGTCTTTAAAATAAGGCTGCCCCATCCAGTCTGAAAAAGGAGTGAAATCAGTGGAGGTGATTGGGGTTGGTTGGGTTGAAAGGGCTGGGATATTGTTCCAGCCGGAAATAATAAGAGGTATTGAGGGTTGGTCAAGTTTGTTATTAAACCAATTACCATCAGCTAAAGGAGGTGTTCCGCAAGATTCAGTGGGAATTGAACTGGTACAAGTTTTTCTATTGCTATTAAAGCTTGTTGGTGCCGCAGGGTTTAATTTGTTTTTTGCAGTGCAATAATAGGAATCGGGGGTTGAGTAAACGCAGGTTGGGGTCTCATAATGAGAGCCTTTTAAAGCGACAAGGCAATTAGCTGCTTGCTGATGCGAGGATTCTCGGCAAGTGCGAACAGAGTCATTAGCCTGCCAGTAAAAGCCCCAGTTTTCAACGGTGCCAGAAGATTGAACCCATTCCCCGCCAGAAGCTTCAATGTCATCATCTGAATTGACCCATTCATAAACATCATAAGCCGCAGCAGCTAAGGCAACCGGGCCAGCCAATCTAGCAGCCCCCTTAAGTAAGGCGCCAGCGGCAGCGGTATCAGCAGCCAGGGCAACGGGTAAGTTGCGAGTCTGCCCCATAACGGCGACTTGTCCGGTTTTGCGCACAAACCCCTGAGTATCCATCACGCCAGCGGCAGTCCATACGCCATTGGCTTGCTGAACGCCCTCAATAGTCATAGTGGTGTATGCGGCAAATGCGGATGGGCAAGTGAATAAAAGAAGGAGTAATAAGCGCATCACATCCTCCATAGAATAATTGCGGCAGCGCCAAGGAGGCCGATTGATAGGTATATAGCGTCAACGGTCATATCAATTCCCCGCGCTTGCAGAGCGAGCCAGGGCGACATACACAAAAGCCGTGACCCACATGAGAATTACGCCACCGTTATAAATGGCGGCATCCTGAATAGTGACGAGCTGGCATTCATAAAGTTGAGGGGTAACAGTTACCGAAAATCCAGCGGTACTAGAGGTAATGAGCTGCTCGCCCTGAACTGCGGTTTGGTAATAAACAGGCTGTCCGTTTTCACCAATGGAGACGCCCGACATATCGGACGCCATCGCTGCTAGAAGTGAATCGGGGTCGCCATAACAAACCCCTTTGTACTGGTATGTCATGGAGACCCCCAGAAGCGTCAGACAGCGCGCTTCATGTACTTATAGACGGCGATACCGATGACGATGAGAAGCGCGGCAACGCCGAACTTCTGAACGTCAGTAAGGCCATCAGCCATGGCGGTTTCAGCCTCAGCGGGCACGGCAGCCAGGGCGGAAGTTGCGCAGACAGCGGAAACAGCAAGACCAGCAGCGGCACGTTTCATGAACAGGATGGATTTTTTCATGGTCATATCTCCCTATTGGGTTGGTTAAGTCCCCTGCCCTGACCGAGGGCAAAAGACGGGTAAATCAGGCCACGCGAGTGGCGGGCTGGCTGGCATTCAGGGGCAGCAGAACGAGCTGGCCGGAGATTGACAGGGAGCCGAAGCGGTCAACGTAGAAATTGGAGTCGTCGAACTTATACATGCCAGGCGCGAAGGCGGTTGCCCCCTCGGCGAGGTTGAACTCGAAGCGAACAGGATATTTAGTGTCCGCAGCAGCGAAGAAGAAACCTTCCTGCTTGTTGATGCTGTACGGCTTTTGGGTGCGCTGTGAGATACCAGATTTGACTGTGACTTTGTCGGATACGATTTCGATTTTCATGTGCGAGTACCTTATTGGCGGAGTTCAACGGACGAGCCGTCAGGGTTAATTACGAACAGGTCGGCGACTTGTTCGCGGATTAATGAGGCATGGTAATAACACTCGCCCTCGTCGTTAAAACGGAGCATTTCCGTTCTAGCGTCATAGGTTTCCCACTGGAGAATGTATTTACCGTGTTCATCAATATGTTTCTGATGCTCGGCAGCGGCGCGAACATCGGCACAGGTCTGGCGGGAGCAATAATCGTCACCGTTACCAATAATAATGAGGTGGCAGCATTTGCAATATCTGTTCATTTTCTCTCCCCGTTATGTTTGATAAAAGCAACAAGCAAGCAAGCGGCTATACCGATTAGCAGAAAGATAGCGAGAGAGGTCATGCTACGGCCCTCATGGTAACGGGCATTTCGTACCAGCTCGGCGGGGTGAGGATATTGGATTTAACCTCACGGCAAGCGGTAACAAATATCGGGCTGAATTTGGACACGTTGCAGCGCGACGCAATATCAATGCCGATTTTGCGGAGTCGGGCGCGGTGTGTTTGAACAGCCTTCTTGTCAATGTCAAAGCTGTGACCGTGCATCCACTGAATGGCATACATGGCAGTCGTGTTTGCGGCGCGGGTAGTCTCAACAATTCCAGAGGAAAGAAGACGCCCTGATATAGTTTCAAAGTCCATGGCGGTCACACTCAGCTTTTGGTCTATTTGAGTAAATTCGGTTATAAGTGATTCGAGTTGGGTGTAGTCTGATAAGCCCCAATAAAGTAAGTTTGCGCGTTTGAGAAATCGATTTTTAAGTTTGAGTTCAAACCGTACCATGCCAACGGCATAGGCGTATGAAATCAGGTTTTGTATATGGCGCATTTCGTCGGAATCATCACCGAAATTACGGGCGATTTTACCGAGGGAATGCAACTCGAGTTCATTGCCTTTTGCGTAGACGGTTGGGTAAATCAGGGCCGCATTGCCCTGCTTTGAGAGCCAATCTACTGAAAAGCCATTGCTATGAAGTCGAGGAATAGAGTTGCGATAGCGAAGAGTGGAAAGGCCGCTAATATAATCGCGCTCATTACCACCGCCCACAGATACATTTTCAGTAATGTGTAATTCCCGAATAATCGCTCCATCGGTGCCAACGTGTTCGAGTGCTGTACCTTGTCCATAAAATACCTTCGTGCATTTGGTGAATTTGGGTATCCGGTCACAGTGACCATAAATATCAGCAAGAATCTGGTTGTATACGGCGACGCAGGCGTCAACGGTGCGGAAGCCCCAGACGTTATCAAGGCGACCCCAGCGTGAGGGATTGCCAGACATACGAATAGATGAACCACTCACCTTAATCAGGACGCTGTCGCAGAAAGAGCCTTTATGGGAGTAGGCAGGTGAGCAAAGCGAGCCAGTTTCCACCACTTCCCCCTCCTCTATCACAAGACGGGCATAAGCGTTCCCGTCGAGCAGTGGGAGCTGGAAGCCGAAATCTTGTTCTATTGCTAACCAGTCAAAAAACATCTGATTTTCTCAGAAATTAGGAATTGCGATAATCTTGGATTCTAAGTTCTGATAAGTCAAGAAAACCGAGTTCTCAGAAACAAATTTGTTAGAATGTAGGGATGACGTACCAACAGGCCGAGCAAAATGCCAACAAAACACATCGATGACGCCACATGGAGGAGGGTTGAAACTGAGACTGTCAAAGCAGTTACAACAACCAGGGCGGCTCTAAAGGACACAGAGGTGCTTAAGATATTGATTCTTAAGGGGTTAGCCAACGTAACCGAGGATGATTATCTTGAGTACTTAAAGAAGAAGAGGAAGTAATTACCGTAGGTTGTTACGGTAAAGTCCGGGTGTCACTGGCCCCCGGACCTCGACCAGTCAAAAGCCCCTGCCCCAAGCTGGGGTTTTTTCATGCCCAAAAATCGCAGCCTGGAAGAGTCGCTTGTCTACGACAGGAGGATTCAGGGGTGGACGTTCTATCGGGGCAGTAAAGACCGGTTTGGCAGGAAGGGGGTGGACACTGCCACAGGGAGAGAATCCAAAGAAGTTGCGGCGGGCCCACCTACATCACGAACATGGACGAAAGCGAGCCGCCTTATAGGGGCTAGCGCCCCTGAACAAGCTGGCTCTGGGTGGCAGAACGGATGGATTCAAGGATGGATTCCAGCATATCCGGAGACATCGGAACATCATGGCCAGCAACCAGGGCACGAACGTGATTCTCAAGGACATCGACCGCATCACGATTAAAGGTAACGGTTACGGATTTTTGAGCCTTGCGAGCACGATAGGCGGCTTGTTTCTCTGCTGGAGTAAGGGCCTTGCCAGTAACGGGGCGACCCCTGACCCGCTTGGTAGAAATGAGCTCTTTGGTCTGAGTGTCGTGTTTGTCTTTCATGTCGGAATCCACCAGGATGAATGAAGTTTGGTTCCTGTCAATGAAGGGCTCATCGTCGCAACCAACAAGAGCACCATCAGATTTACGAATTTGGCTAACGCATGTCTCATGTTGCTTAAACCAGTGAGTATCAGTCTCGTAATATACGAAATAGATTTGCCCTGCATTAAAGCGATATGTGGTCTTAAGGCATTCAAGATAGACAGAACAAGCGCGACCCATAATTAACCTCCGCTCATCTATTTATGGTAACAGTTACCGTAAATAGATTATGGGTCACAGTTACTATTAATGCAAGGGAATATGGTAACAGTTACTAAAAAGATTTCGCATAATGCGGGTTATATTAAACGCCCCCGTTGGGGCCGCCTGCTGCTGCGCAACTTAGCAGGCGGGCAGCGCTAAACATAACCACAGGACATTATGCGAAGTCTGGTTGAGGGGTATGACAAAGGGGCCGGAGGCCCCCTAGATGGTTGATCTTCACGCTTTCACAACGCTCAGGCGGTAGTCATTGGGTTCTTCAGTCGCTGATTCACTCACAACAACATTCAGATCACGAATGACTGAACCATTGCGGGTCACTCTTAATTGCACAATTGTCTTGTCACGGATGGCGTTGTGCAAAGCCTGATTGAACCGAGAGCCTGGCTGTGCGTCTAGCTGTGTAAACGTAAAAACGTGCGTATGGTCTGGGTATCGTGTGCGATTTATCACAGTTGTGGAGCGATATTCAACAAGCCCGAAACGGCTGACATCAAACGCTTCTGGTAACAAAAATGTCAGCTTAGAGTCTCGTTCGGTATAGTTGGTAGTCATGGAAATATCCTTGGGTTAAAGCATTGTTGTGGGCAAGGTTTGCCGCACAACCAGACGAGGACAACAAACACAATGCGTTCCTCTCTCACTAATACATGGCGCACTAAAAGGTGCACTCATTTTTTAAACAGGAGATTACATGTCAATCGAGAGCTGGCTTAGGATTGCAGCAGCCATAGCAACAGTCATCACAATCGCAATGAAGCTCTACCTTTGGCACCAGAAAAAGAAGATCCGGAAGTTGGAAGAAATGCTGGAGAACAAAAAGAAGGACTTGAAGACCCCCCCCTGA